TTAAAGCAACATGATAAGCGGTCTAATAGATAAGTTTAAAAAGGTAGGTGAGGAAATGGAGGTATTAACCCCAAAAGGGGATAAGGTTACAGTAAGGTGTGTTGAGGACAAAAGAGAAAATATGTGTGATTGTTGCTTCTTTGGGGAAATGGGTTTAGACCTTTGTAATCACGTCAAATGCGATTTACCGGAGCGTGAAACAAATGATAGTGTAAGTTTCCAAGAAGTAAAAAGGGAGAGAATGCGTGGTAACGAGAAAGGAGAATTATTATGAAAGAAGTGATAGACTTTAAAATCGGTGACGAATAGATTAAGATAATCAAGTGTCAAACCTATAAATAAGTAAAGTTATGAAAAGATTAGATTTATCATGCCTGTCACTAAAATTAGATGTAGGAGAAGTTATGGAAGTTATAGACCATGAAGGGAAATACCACTTAATAAAGTGCGTACAGTCTAAAAATGGCGGTAGCTGGTGCGAAGGATGTTTCTTCGCTAAAACAGCTAAAAACTTTAGTTGTACTCAAATCAAATGTTCGAAAAGAGAGAGGGAACAGGATGTGAGATATATAGAACTTCCGGCAAAGAACGAGTTCAAGGAAGAAGAAGAAAACAATATGAAAACACTCACATTTGAAGATCTATCAGAATGAAGCAAAAGAAAGTGAGAGATTTTGAGGTGTTCGAAGTAGTACACCCGATCACTGGGAATAAAATCAAAGTTCAAGCAATACCAAGGGATACTATTTCATGCAACGGATGCGCCTTCCGAAAGGGAGATTTAGAAAGCATGTGTAAAGCGTATCTATGCGTGAGTGAAAGAACATTAGATTGTTTGGTATTCAAGGTAGTAAAGTAGAAATTCAAACGAAATGTTACAGAGTTTTAAAAGTTAAAGTATTAATTTAAATGTGTTGACTTATGAACAAGAAAGCTATTGATAGCCTCTTAGAGGCAAAAAGACAGATTGACGATACAATTACTCAACTTATCAGAGAAAACGAGACAGAGGGCAAAGGAATTATGCCTGCGTTGAGCAAAAGCGAATATATGCTATTAGGTTCTTGTATTATCTTGCCACATCATTTTTTAGACTGGTGTTTATCCCTTGGCTTTTTGTCTACCGCCACTGAGGAAAATTCTCTTTTTGGAGGTTCTTATATGATTCAAAGATATGTGTCAAGAACAGACCTTATCCGGGTGAATGGAAGCGATATAACCGTTCATCCTTCATTGTTGTACGTATACTTACACAGGGGCGAAAATGAATAATACAAAGGACTCATATACCGACACTAAGGAATACAGCCTCGCAATAGCGGTGCTCGATATGGAAGATTACACGAAGTTTAAAAAAGTGGCTTATTTACAAGGAACATATAGGATCCCCGTTTGATTGTAAATACATTCCATTAGATAACAGAGTGAAAATATCATCTTCTGGTAATATATTTGTTACTTCTGACTTGATTAATATGTTTTATGCCTGCAATGGAATTAATAAAATCATGTTGTGATTAGGAATCTTCGGATTCCTTTTCTTATTTATAAACATTTCGTTTTTATCTGCCATCGGAGCGTTCGAGACTAATGTTTTAATAATCAATATCTTTGCAAAATTGCTTTTTATTCATACTTTTGTACAAACTAATATTTGAATTATGGAGATTTATAATTATTTTCTTTCTTGCGTGCTACTTGTTTCGTTTGTAGCGGCATTTTGTGTTAACTTTGCCCGAAAGACGGGTGTAATTGAACGGATGTCAGTGTTTGGTGATTCTTGGTTATCTAAGGTGTTCCGGTGGTATGGTGATAGATCACTGATTAACGAGCTAATCAACTGCGATTTCTGCCTATCGTTTTGGGCGTGTGTTATTTGTTCAGTGATCGTGTCGTTCGGAACGCTAAGCCCTATTTTCATCCTTACACCGATCTTTGCAACACCTATTTGTAGAATTTTAATTTAATGATTATGGAGATTAGAAATTATGTATCAACTATCCCGCCTTTCGAGATCGTGAAGGCGGTTAAGTTTAACGGTGATGTTCACGAATTAGCGCAGTTATTACCAAGTTTTGATCTACTTTCCGCAATGGATGGCGTAATGATGGCACGAATAAACGGCAGCGCTTTTCGGGTGTTTGATAACGATTTTATCGTTCTTGGAGAAAAAATTGCTTACTCAGTTGACGAAGAAATGTTTTCCATGTTATACGAGCAGGCAGATAAGGAGGTGACGAATGAACACGATTAAGGTAGGGAGTCACACGGTAACGGTATACGAAGGCATTGACGAAATGCCTATCGTCCGTTACCAAAAGTTCAACCGTCTTATGTTGATTGAGTCGGGAGTAGGTAGTACTATCGAGGAACTTGACACGCATTTACAACGTGCTATCGTTTATTGCAGGACACAGCCGGAACACACGTATAACGAGCTAATGAATCTAAGGCAGTGTTTTAATATGGCAGCGAATGGCGTACATCCCGGAATGATGGCTTTTGCCGCCTTCGTTAAATCGGTCGATGGCGTGGAATATCCGGTTAATGCGTCCGACTCTGATCTAAAGGCGATATTTGACAGTCTCAGCGATGCAACTATTAACGAACTTTCTGAACCGTTTCAGAAGGTCAAAAAAAAAATAGAGGCTGAAGTATCTGTATACTTTCCAAGGATGTCGGACGATCCTCTGATTAAAGAGTATTACGATATTAAACTATCGCTGATAAAAGCAAAGTTAGATAAACTTGTGAACAACGTAGATAACAGTGAGGCGGTGAAGGAAATAGAGGATAAGTTACTAACCTTCTTCCCGCCTCGAATATTCTACGGTACTGATTCGGTCGAGATAAAGACGGACAAGGAGTTTCAAGAAATGTGCTTAGTTATCACGCAGAATATGCACATAAATACACGTGAAATGTCGGTGTCTGAGTTTTACACCGCTTTCGAGATGATAAAGAGACAGGCAAAAAGGAGTAAGAACAAATAAATTTAAATCAAATGGCGAACGAAGTAAAGGGAATAAAGTATAGCGATCTTATACAGCCTGACAGCAGTATAAAGGACGCTATTACGCAGTTGGAAGGACTGCAAAAGATATATGACGCTATGTTAAAGCGCATAGAGGAAGGTGCAAAAGGGCTGCAAAAACCTATTTCAGAAGGTGGAGGCGCAACGGAGGAAGGGCGCAAAAAGATAGACGCCTACGAAAAACAAGTGCGATCATTGGCGAACGCTGAGATACAATTGAAATTGACACTGACAGAGACAGCGCAGGAAATCGCAGTCTTAAAGAAACAGACAGCCGATCAAAACTATCTGAATAAGTTGCAGGCGAAGTTAGCTAATAGCATGGCAGGCAGCTATAACGCTTTGTCGGCACAATACGAGCTAAACAAAATAAAGATGAACAATCTTTCGCAGGCTTATTTAGAGAATACGGAGGCGGGGAAGAAGCTTGTTAAAGAGACTGCGGAGATTTACGCAGCGATGGATAAATACCAAAAGAGCACAGGAAAGCACACGTTAAGCGTGGGTAACTACAAACAGGCGTTCGATGGTTTAGGTTTTTCTATATCACAGGTCGCTCGTGAACTCCCATCCTTGGCAATAAGCACAAATACCTTCTTCCTTGCTATTTCCAATAACATTCCGATGGTTATAGACGAAATACAGAAGCTTCGTGCGGCAAACGAGGCGGCAGCGAAAGCGGGGGAAGCACAGGTAAGTATAACCGGGAAACTGGTTAAATCTCTGTTCTCGTTTAATACCGTGATGGTGTTGATATTGACCGCCTTTTCTATTTGGGGTAAGGATATAACCAACTGGATAGGTAGCCTATTCAAAGGTAAAACAACAGTAGATCAGTTGAAGCGATCTACTACCGACTTGAAAGATTCCATGTTAGAGGCTGGAAAGAGTGCCGTAAACGAGTCTGTGAGACTGAACATCTTGTATAAAGCTGCTACCGATTCCACACGCAGCCAAAACGAGCGCTTAAAGGCTGTTAAGGAACTAAAGAAAGAGTATCCGGAGTACCTTAAAAACCTCTCTAATGAAGCTATTATGACAGGAAACGCATCAAAGGAGTATAAGGAACTTGCAAAACACATTCTATCGGTAGCAATGGCACGTGCCTACGAGGAAAGGATACAAAAGAACGCCAAGGAAGTTATTGACCTCGAGGAAAAGAAGAACCAAGTATTAGAGGAAGGTAGAAAGACTTACCAAAAGCAACAAAAGGAGATCGAAGAACTTAAACGTTCGTCTAAGGGTATCGGTGTTGGTGCGGTGGCTTTGGAAGCGGCTTTACAAGGGCAGGCGTCCGCATGGAATACCGCCAAAAAGGAGGCAAAGAGCTATGACGAACAAATAGCAGTTATCAATAAGTCAAGTGAGGAACTTGCTAAAAAGGTGGTTATTCCCGATCTTCTTGCAGGGGACAAAGGAGGTAAGACGAAGGAAAGGGCAAAGAAGGACTTTGATCTACAAGCTGAGTATGAAAATAGCCGTATAGCTCTTATTATTGATTCACGTTTGAAAGAGCAGGAAGAACGTAAAAAGGCAACGGCAGATGAACTGAAAAAGCTAAAGGAGAGTACAACGGAGAAACAAAGAGCTACGCAGTTGTATGCTGATACCGTCTACAATATCGAAGCAAAATTGCGTAGAGATTTGGAGAAACTGCAAAACGATTGGAAAGTAGAGGACTTGCAAATCACGCATGACCGATTGAGTGAACGCCTAAAGGCTGTTAGACGTGGCACGGCTGACGAACTATTGATCCAAGTGCAGCTACTCGAAAACGAAAGAGCGCAGGACGAATTACGTATTAAACAGTCAACCGATAGCGAACAGGTAAAGAATGAACGTTTGCTTATCCTGCAAAGAACGTATCAACTTGCATCTATCCAACTGCAAAAGGATTTCACGGAAAATCAAGACAAACGTATAATTGATCGGTCGGTGTTCCGACTTAATCAGCAGCAGCAGGCGGAGAGTGCCGCCTTTAATATCGTGCAACGTTCGGAGAAAGAACAGAGCCGTTTCCGGTTGAAATTAGAGCGTGAAAAATGGGAGCAAATATTAGAGTTAACAAGGCAGTACGGAGAGCAAATCACGGGATACAACGTAAAGACGGTAGAGGATACCATTAAGGGAATAGACAATGCAATTAAGCGTGATACTTCCGGATGGGACAGCAATCAAGGCGTATTCGGAAACCTATTCGATCTCGTTTTCGGAGACGCATTTAGCGCAAAAGATGGTAAGTCTGGCGCAGAGCGTTCGGAACAGTTTAAAGACTCTATTTTAGAGGCTTCGGAGTTCGCTATCGAAAACCTAAAGAGCGTTGCGCAGGCAAGGGTGGAGGCGGCAGAGGTAGCAGTTCAAGCAGCAGAAAAGGAAGTGTCAGCCCGGAAAAAGGTTTTGGACGCTGAGATACAAGCGAGGGCGAACGGATACGCCAACAACGTTGCAACCGCACAAAAAGAGCTTGATTTTGCACGCAAACAGCAAGAAAAGGCGCTTAGGGACAAGAAGAAGGCGCAGAAGCAGCAAGAGCGCATAGATACACTTATGCAGGCAAGTTCTTTGGTAACCGCAACCGCTAATCTATGGAAAGATTTAGGTTTGGCAGCGATCCCGGCTATTGCGTTAATGTGGGGATCATTTGCTTTTGCTAAGATAAAAGCCTCACAGCTATCTAAAGCCTCGCAGGACACAGAGGAATACGGGGACGGTACGGTAGAAATGATTGATTACGGAGGTTCGCACGCATCCGGAAACGATGTAGATTTAGGTACGACTAAGGATGGTAAGCGTAGACGGGTAGAACGTGGTGAATATTTCGCAGTAGTGAACAAACGTTCATCTCAGAAGTATAAGAAACTCGTTCCGGACTTGATTAATTCGCTAAATAAGGGTACTTTTGAACAGAAATACTTAAACGCCTATTCCGGTAGTGATGAAGTAACGAATATAATGCAAGGTTCAACGGTTGATCTGTCTAAGGTCGAAAAAGATCTGAAATCAATCAAAGAACAAGGTCGTGTTAAGTACATCACGGGTGCGGACGGTACGATAATTGAGGTAAGGGGAAATATTAAACGAATAATTAAATCATAATGAACGTTAAAGATTTGCGGTTTAAATTGGGGGGTGTAGAAATACATCCCCACTACTCAGAGCTAAAACGGAAGTTTGGCAAAGAGAATCAACAGGAGTTTTTCAGAGAGTCGATAGAAGGAAGTTTAACGCTGATCGGGGCGGACTACCTTCTTGTTAAAAATGCAAGTATCGAAGATATTTTGTACTTGCAGATAGAACAGAAGGACAAAGGGCAACTATCAACGCAGTATCAAGTAATATTTGAGGGCTATTTCAGTAAGACAGATTGTGAGATAGACAGCGATAACCGGACGTGCAAAGTCAAGATAAGCCCACGAGATGAATATACCGATATAATGAAGGGTATTGAGAACAAATACGATCTTATTAAGCTTGCACCTGCTTTGTCGCAAATAGGGGTCTCAAAGCGTCCGATTGTGCAAGTTTACATTGCGGGTGCATCTACAATATCGAACTACCTTGCAGGCACTCACTACGAAACTGAGGTTTTCAACGTTGTAACGGATAACAAGGAGCTAACGGATAAGAATTTCTTTGCCTTCTTCGCTGCATACAACGAAATAGAGGTAAAGGCTGTGCCCTATCAGTTCTTTAACGGGAAGTACTACGGAACGAATGGAACGTACACTAAATTGGATGGAAATTTCTCAATAAAATGGACTCTAAGCGAAGGTTTAAACATTGGTTTTCTTCACTTGGAAAATAAAGAGGGAACTATATTGTACCGATCCGATAAGATCAATTGGAGCGATAAAAGCTACTACTACATAGATGTTTCTGAAATAACATTCACAAGAATAGTAGATGATCCGACACTTCCTCAAAAGTTTGGCGGAAACACTGTTCTTTTGCAGAAGCTATTTCAAAGAATGTTGCTTAACCTTCCGGAGTTGGACGGTAAACCTACCGGGAAACTATCATCAGAAGACGTTTACCCTACCAATAGTAACTACATGTATGCCGCACCACTAAAGGGGAACTACTTTTATACGTCTACGAAGGTTCAGAACGAGCCAACAGAGTATGGTGTAAATGATGAAGGTAAATATTTTACTGATAACTTCGTTCCGGCTGTGGCGGGTACTGGAAAGCTGTATCCGGTATGCCGTTCACGATGGGGGAATATGTCGATTTGGTTCGAGTTTGATTTGTCCTATGCGCCATTGGAGGAAAGAGCGAGAAAGGAGTATGTTTTAAGGGACTCGTTCGCCATACAAGACGCTATTAGGGCGCTTATTAAGCAAATTGATCCCACTTTGACGCACGAAGCTACGGAGGAATACAGTAAGTTTTTGTATGCCGCCAATAACCCTATTTCCGGTGCGCCTTTTAAGGTGTTCATCACACAGAAAAGCAACATCCTAAAGGGCGAGTATGATCGTCCGGCAAAGAAGGCGGAAACAACCCTCAGCGATATAATGAAGATGTTGCGTGACACGATGAAACTATATTGGTTTATAGATGGCGATAAGTTTAGGATAGAACATATTTCTTACTTCATGAATGGCGGAAGTTATACCGGTGGCGGGACGGTCGGCATAGACTTAACAAAGCTTAGATATGCAAAATCGGGTCAGTTAATGACGTGGAAAACTAACACGGTCAAATATGATAAAACCGATCTGCCTTCACGGTTTGAATTTTCTTGGATGGACGATACAACAAATACGTTTGCGGGTTTCCCTATTGATGTGAAATCAAACTACGTGCAAGAGGGAAAGAAGGAAGAAATAAGGGTGTCTAACTTTTCGTCCGATGTAGATTATATGCTACTATCACCGGGTGACTTTTCACAGGATGGTTTTGCGCTGTTGGGAGCTACGCAGATAGGCGGTAAATGGAAACTACCGTTTGTTACGTTCAATTTGGTAGACAAGAACAATAAGAAGTACACCGTAAACCCCCAAAACGGCTACATGTCGTTCTTGCACCTCGTTAAATACTACATGCACGATATGCCAGCCTCAGAGATAGAGCAGGGAGGCGATCAGACGATAAGAGTGAGAGGAATAAAGCGGAGTATGACACAAGATTTATCTTTCACATACGACACCAAGCCAAACCCCGTGCAACTGATAACAACGGATGTCGGCAACGGGAAACCGATAACTATGACTGAGGACTTAACGACTCGCAAAATAACCGTATCTTTATCTTACACCCCCTTATAATAGGGGGTGTTTTCTTTTAAATTGCTATCTTTGCCCCTATAATCAATTTTTAATCAAAATGGAAGTACATAACAACTTTAGTCCTTTGGCGTTTAGAAAGAAAGAATCTAAAGCCACATACGAAAAATGGTACGCTTTCGGGAAGAATTACGCTATTCCTGCAAGCGCAAACACGCTAACACCTTTCCAGTTTACAGAGTTGAACATACCCGTCTTTGGTCCCAATACGATTGAGGTTGAAGTAATCAACGAAGAGACGGGAGAGGCGAAAAAATCGGGTGTATATGTTAGCTTTGATGTAATGCCCGAACATGGCGGTGTATTGTACGTGTCACCCGGCAAGAACTCGTTTAGGGAGGCTTTGCCGCAGGGGACGTATAGAGCACGTTTTTCAATCGGTGGTGAAGTATATATTTCGACTCCTTTTTGCGTTATACCCGGCATAGAAACGAGTAGCAAATATCTGTTGATTGAGTATTGGAACGATGAAAAGATCGCCTATCCGGGTGGCTTCATTACAACGGGTGCGAACAACGACTTCCGGTATCAGATGTACGTCCCTGCAACTATCTGCAAACCTAAATACGAGTTTGAAGAAGAGCTAACCAAACGTGCCGGATACAAGTTTTTGGAACTGCAAACGTCTACGAAGGTGTACGCCTTTACGTTCGTTGCACCGGAGTTTATTTGTGACGCTATGCGACTTATTCGCCTATCTGACTATATCCGAATTTCGCACGATGGCGAATATTACAACGCTCTCAACTTCGAGTTTGAAGTTGATTGGCAGGAACAATTGTATTTTGCGGCTGTTGACTGCCAGTTTGAGACGGACTCAATCATACAAAAACTCCCTTCTTTCAATAGAAGAGATAAAGCGTCTTTTTATAATGCCCTATTAGCGAACATTGATACGCCTATAATGTTCTCCCCCGATACCGTAGGGCTGTATTACAAAGAGTATCGGGAAACAGAGCCAGTAGTCAAGGGTAAATTGATACGGGAGTTATCCCCTATTGACTTGATAGATGAAAATACAACTATTGCCGTTGATTTGGGTACAGGTGAGGCGAGAAAGTTTAACTTATACCGAATGTTGCAGGACTACATTTCTAAAGCCCATGAAGATGCAACAGACTTTTTGTTACACCTTCGTGGAGGCGCAACGTTCGGTGAGGGTATAACTGGTTCTGCCGCTTCTATCAACGCAGTAGGAGATGCGGAGGTGCAGGGTCTAAACGCACGTGTAACCAAAGTTAAATCGCTTGATTCGGAAGATTATGTAACTGTTAATAAAACAGCATTCACCGTAAACAAACAAGGTGATACGGCTTTAAATGCGCTTAATGCGAGGGGAGTTTCCCGCTTGCAGCAAGATGTGTATACCGGAAATGATACCGGAAAGATCACTAAAGAAGGTCAATTGCAGTACCTTTCTGCAATTATCCAACAGTTCCTATCATCCCCTACGTTCGTTTCCGGCTTTCTTGGCGAGGGCTTTAAAATATGGGTCGAGAATGGCAATTGGCATATAGAATGTGACAATTTGACAGTAAGACAGACTATGAATATATTTGAGCTACTTATCCAAAAGATAAGGAGCGTTAACGGTGCATTGGTCGTGTCTCAGTCGAACGGTAAATTGTCGGAAGTTAAAGAAGTTGGAGAGCAATATAAGTTAACCACTGGTGAAGAATTTCCCACTTTCCAAGAGGGCGATTTGGTGCGGTGTCAGACGTTTGCAGGTTATCAAGGTGCGGGGCTGACTTTTGATTTCACTCAGTTTGCTAAGTTCGACTATTCCGGCAGTTCTTTTGATAGCAGTTTGGTTGATGTCACGCCCGACTCTATTAGCTTCAACTTGAACGATACTGGAAATTCCGGATTCGCATTCTATAAAATGCAACCCTCAAGCGAGACTCCTATTGAGATACCTTCGTTCATATTGATATTAGAGGGCGCATATCCGGGTATGATGGCTGTTGCAACCGGACTTGATTCAAATGATAGACCGGTAGAGAGTTCAGGCGTATTGTTGAAGAATGGTGAGAACGTTATCCCCGCTATCACATTATCGCAAGGAATACACAACTTTACTATAATAGTAGGTGATTCGGGTCACGGTACAGGTAAGGTTACAGTAAAGCAAAAGAGAGCAGATGGAAGTGCACCAAGCAATAGCTTTGTAAAATTTTACTGGGTCGAAGTAAAGTCGGTTGATGGTACTTCATTCTTTGTCGATAAATCAGAATTTAACGGTGTTGTTCCGGCTGTCGGTGATGAAGTTGTTCAGATGGGAAATACGAAGAACCCCGAACGGCAGGCTTTAATCTATATCACAGCGCAGGAAAGCGGACACCCGTACATAGAGATATTGAACGGAGTTAAAACTAAATCGTTGTCCGGTACGAATAGGACACGTCTTGGCGATTTAAGTAACATACAGGACTCTGCGTTTCCGGAAGGACAACAGCCATCCGGAAGCGGCTTGTATTGTGACAACGCTTTTCTTCGTGGTATATTCTTGCTGAGAAACGGCAAGTCAGTTGAGGATGAAGTAAACCAAGCGAAGCAAGATGCAGCCAACGCAGCAACAGAGGCGGAGAGAGCACAACAGACGGCGCAGGAGGCGAAAGATCGGCTTAATAAATGGGCTGACGATGGTTTTATATCTCCTACTGAAAAGCCCGCTTTGATTGATGAAGGAAAGCGTATACAGGCAGAGTTTTTGCAGATAAAAAATAACGCTGACAAATACGGTGTATCCGTTACTGAATATACCAAGGCTTATGAAGATTATTTAAATGAACTTAGATACCATTCCGCCAAACAGCCGGAAGATATTGCAGTGCGTCCGGAACTGGCACAGAGTCAGACGGCTTACTACGACAAACGTAACGGAGCGTTGAATGCCATTGCTACGGCTTCAAAGGACTATGTGGATAACGCTGACAAACAGCTAAAGGAATACTTAGATACTGAGATAACTGCTATTCCCGGTAAGATTGAACTTGCTGTACGGAGCTTGAAAGTAGCAGATACTAACATTTTAAAAGGTGCTTATACCGAATTAAACGCTTTGGCGTATGCAATAGGTTATTATAGCTATGATGTTCCCGTAATAAATGGTAAGGAATATACGTTAACTGTATGTTATACTTTATCAGAAGCAAACACGGACTTCTCAGCCTACGCAAATGGAGGTACAAATTATCTTTGTAATTTTAATACTAAGGGTGATAAGGTTATTGAAAGTAAAAAGGTTACTATGGTAGGATATAAACCTACTGAGGGACTGCATTTCTATCAGTTTCCTCGAGACACATACGGCTCAAAAGTACATTGGGCTGTTTTGACTGATGGCAATTTAGGCGTAACCAGTTGGATACCGTCTGCAAGCGAGAAAAACGTAGGACTTAAAAACCTGTGTTCGTTTAAGCGTATTACTGATGCTGGATTTACTTATGCTCTACGTTACGATGATGATGGTACTATTTTAATGTCACCTGCTTTATTGTACAAAGAATCACTTGTTGCAAATAAGGATATGTTCGGTCTAACTTATGATGGAAATAAAAGATATTATATTTTCGTAGATCATGTTGTTTCCTCCGGTACAGTTCCGAGTGGTCAACGTTCTATCTATTTGAGAGTGATATATACAGATGGTTCAACCTCTGAAATATCGGTATTTAATGATAGTGTAGAAAACAGGTACTTACTTTCCTATAAGCCAATAAGCCGTATATTGGGAAGTTATGGTACTTGGATTCCTGCACATCTACGTATCGGTATATACGAAACGAACTATCCCGTTTCTTGGAGTCCTGCGCCCGAAGATCAATTGTATCAATCTGTGAAGTACACTGATACCCAAATTTTGGCTATTGATGGGAAAATAGAACTTAGTGTCACCACTAAAGTTAATCAAATAGACGTAGGAGGTGATAATTTAGTAAGATATTATTCTGATACATTACGGTCTCATCCTTCGTATAGTTCAACTCCAATTATAAAAGACGGATACGCATTTGAAACCACTTGGAGTAGTTCTAATACTTCCGGTATTTTAACTATTACAAATAAAAGGATAATCGCAGGTCAAATACCCGATTTTTGTTATAGATTTAGAATGCTAATAAACGGAGTTCCAGCGACTGAAGATAGAATTGCAGGTAAAAAACTAACCACATACGCAGTGAGTGGGGAAATGTATTATGGTGGAGACGGGAATTTCTATGGATTCGTAAAAGGGAATACAAGCGATTGGTTTATTCATGTACCAACGACAGGCATTAATAGCGGTGATGTTATTAGAATAGAGAATTTTATTGCATCAAATGGGACTGTGTGCCCCGGATTTTCTCCTGCATCTGCTGATATTAGCTTTCTTAACGAAAGGTTCACGCAATCAAAGATTGATATTGTCGAAGGTAAGATAACATCCACCGTTGAAAAGATAAATACCGTTGATGGACGTGTTACCGGACTTGCTTCACGCATCGAACAGACCGAAAAAAGTATCACGTCTGTTGTTGGTGATATTAGTGTTATTAATAGTACCACCAATAGGCATATATCAAAGCGAATAGATTTAAGAGGATGGGACAATAATAAGTTTTTCCCGTTGGTTATAAGTATTCCGGTTTACCACAAAACAAGGGTTGAAATAAGTAGACCTCTTTATGCGGAATACGGAAAACCTTCATACGGTACACATAATGGCGGTTTTTCTATGAACTTAACGTTTGAGATGTCCGGTTCGGGTTGGGGTTCGTCGCCAGTAGTAACCAATATCTTTGACTATACTAAAGCATGGACTTCTGCGGGTGCAAAGATAGTTGTTGATTTGGGACAAATAACTGAAACGTCTACGTGTAGAATGGGTATTAGGGGCGGTTCTATGTATGACGTAACCGTAGATGATACTATTGACCCAAACGTAATCAACGTTTATCAAACCGATTATCACGGTTCGTATAATACATCGTTCCCCGTTCGCACCGATGGAACTGAACCCGTCCGCACATACGGATACTATACCGAAATAAAGCAGACGAAGGAAAGCATAGCTTTAACTGCAAACAAAGTGGACGATCAAGGTAGGCGATTAAGTGCGGCTGAGTTAACTCTAAGTTCAGACCACGCAAAATTAAGCGTAGTAGAACAAACGGCAAATTCCGCCAATTCATTAGCAGGCACAGCGAACAGCAAAGCCAACACAGTAGACGGTCGTGTCACCGCCACTCAAAACGGCTTAGTCGAAACCGGAATCAACATCACGTCCCGAAAAATCGTCCTAAAGTCTGATAACGTCCTTTTCCAAAACAACGCAGGACAGCAGACCGCCGCCATCAATGCGAACGGAAAACTTACTGCAAACGCAATTGAAGTTGGTGAGGTTGTTGCCGGAGGTTTTGCGGCACAGAGAATCACTACCGGAAACTTGACTGTAACGGATGGGGCGGTTATCGGTGGTATGACTATCACAGGGGGAGTGCTGACCGGAAAGAACATCAATATACTGGATGGCGCAAAGATCGGTAACTTCACCATTGTATCTGGTATATTTTCCGCCCAAAATACGCCCGCAGGCATACAAATGACTCTATCGAATAATACCGCTACTTTTGACAGTAGCGGAGTACGTGTAGAACATAATTCGGGTGGTTATGCGTTGACTACTACGGGTAACGGAAGAGTATTCCTAACAGGGTCAAATTTTTGGGTTCAGTGCAGGGATGTTGATTTCATGGGTGCACAAACATGGAAAGCCCCCGGTGTTTTTTACGCATGTACGATTTTGGCAAACGGAACAATTGGTAAAACATGGGGGAATCCTGACTTTCACATAAAAAAAGTAACTAAAAACTCAACAGGGAGATATACTGTTGAGACTACCGGTTCTAATGGAGATTACTTTGTTATGATTACAGCGTATAATGTCACTTCATGGCTCAGTACAACGGTAGAACCATACTCAGAGGGGCAGTTTACATACAAAGTATTTGATGTAAATAATGGCATGACTGACAGCGCAGTTATTATTTATTTTTGTGGCATGGTTAGGTAGTTTAGTGTTTTAATTGACGGTAAGTTGGTTTTATCCTTCTTACCGTTTACCTTTGTGCCAAACATTAATCAATTAATATAAAATTATGGAAAAGAAAAGTTTAGATTTTGATTTAAAATCAGTAGTTTACACGAAAGAAACAAAAGTGATGGACTACCATTTCGAGACGGAAAACGGCAAGTACGTAGGTCAATTAACAACGGTATCGACAGAGCCGGACAAGTACAACATTACCCACTGTACGGCTGATGTGTCAGAGAAGCAAATGGTAGAAATGCCTGGAACTTCCGGTAGTCCAATTCTGCAAGAACAATACGTTCCGGTCGGATCGCTTGCCATCCGTGACGGTCGCTTTGAGGCAAACCAGTTTCCTCTATCTACTAAAACATCCGTCTATGTGAACGACTTTCAAAACTTCATCTTTGCGTTAACCGCACCTAAAACAGTAGAATAATGAATGTCACACAAGAACAGTTAAGGTTAATGCTTGTATCGGTGATAAGTCCGATACTTGCGTTTCTTACCCCTACGAGCGGTTTTATAACCGCACTTGTGTTCATGTTCGGATTTAACATTATTTGCGGTCTGCGTGCCGATGGGGTTAATTTGTCGGTGAATGGCGTGCGTAGGTTTTCTATGCTAAAATTCATCTCAGCCGTGCAGGAGCTTATTTTGTACATCCTTGTGATAGCCGTTATCTTTTCGTCCGTGGCAAAGATGGGGGATCATGATGAAGCTATTTTATCTGCAAAGACAGTTACCTACGTATTTATGTACGTATACCTATCGAACGGGTTTAAGAACCTTTGTATCAGTTACCCGGATAACAAATCTTTCCGACTGATATACCACATTATCCGGTTTGAGTTTAAGAGGCTTATGGGTGGGCGTGCCGCAAAGATAGTCGAGGAACACGAAGAAAAGATTGAGATTGAAACTAAGTAATTAACACGGGAGGTTTAACGCCTCCCTTTAAACTTTATCAAAATGAAATATTTCACATTAAAAGAGCTGACACGATCAGCAACGGCAGAGGCAAAAGGAATTGATAATACGCCAACTCCGGAAATTGAAAAGAACTTAACCTTATTAGTAGAAAACGTATTAGACCCCCTACGGAAGCTTTCCGGTAAGCCGATCACAGTTAATTCGGGCTATCGGTGTCCGGAGTTAAACAAAGCCGTCGGAGGCTCTAAAACATCCGATCACGTGAAAGGTTTTGCGGCTGATATTACAGGAGGAAGCAAGGAAGAGAACGAACGCCTTTTCTACCTAATCAAATACAATTTCAATTTCAAACAGTTGATAGATGAAAAGGACTTTTCATGGGTGCATGTCTCCTACGATCCCTCTAATCTCAAAAACCAAATACTAAAGCTATGAAAAGGCGATTATTTGCGTTTTTAGCGACTTTTGCTCTTTGCCTTGGCATTGTGTTGCTATTACTGATAAACGCTGATTTACGTAAGAAAAAGGCTATTGCAGAAAGAAATGTTAGCGTCCTAACAACTCAGAACGTTGCGTACCGGACGAAAGGCGGTCAAAGTGCCATGAAAGTAGAGGAATTGAATCTGACTTTAAAGCAGTACCGGAACACTATACAAGGGAAGGATAACACTATAAAAGAGCTAAAGCAATCTATTAATGACTTGAAAAGTCACACAAGCGTTCAAACATCAACTGAGACGCATTTTAGCACGGCTGTACGGGATAGTATTGTTATTCGTGATAGTTTGGTTATCGACACAATGAAATGCGTAAATATGCGCTCTAAATGGCTTGACTTATCCGGCTGCATAGATAGCAACGGCACGTTTGCCGGAACAACCGTTACCCGTGATAGCTTGGAAATATTAAACATAGAGCATAGAAAGCGGTTTTTGTGGTTTCGACTAAAGAAGGTGAAGTATAGGGAGTTTATCGTAACGAGCAAAAACCCACATACAGAGATAATAGGTTTTAACGTAACTACGATCATAAAGTGATAATTCAATGTTAAAAAGGTTAATGCACGTTAAAGTATTTGCCACTGAGGAATATATCCGTATATTTGCAGCGTAGAAGTTATTACTAACGTCATTAACAGCGGTTATTGATTTTCATAGAATTATGTTTGTAGAAGATTTGTATCACATTTTATATTAAACTGTCGGTATGCGAATATAGACAGTTTTTAATTAGAACATTTTCACTGTCTATATATATTGGGTTTTTGTCATAATTACATTTTTCCCCCTCCGCTTGTGAAAGTAGAGGGGTTTTTTATTACCTTATCCAAACACACCTCAAATGTTAAATCAGTGTTAAATATTAAACTTATGCTTTGATATTTAAAATATCTCCTTAACTTTGCAACATCAAAAGGAAACGAATTACTAACAATAAAACTTAGAATTATGGAAGAAAAGGAATTTATTTATTGCTTGACAGGAGAGATTAACGTATTAGGCACTGTCAAGGCTAAGACAATAAAAAGTGCTATGAAACTTGTAGCGGCTATTCAGAGAGGCGCTATATTGAATGATCCTGAAAGGAAATCAATCTTTTGGAGCGTTTCACGTGCTGATCTCCCGTTTAAACTTGGTCGTATTGTATACACAATATGCTATCCCGATGGGTCTATTCGTTCATATGTATGCTAACAATAAAAATTTAGAGTTATGGAATTAGTAAAATTCAGAGAGGCAAAGAGGATAATGGAAGAAAAAGCTTTTTTGCAAAAAACGCTTGAAAGGTTTCAGTCCGGATATCTTAGTAGAACAGATTTATATTTCAGTTCGGGAAGTAGCATAACATTTTCAGAAGGGGATGGCGAATTTTATGAAGGTTTGTGCAAAGACTTAGAAAAGTCTATAAGAGAATCTATTGAAAAGCGTATTGGTTATCTTGAATCTAAATTTGATAAACTATGATGCGATCATTTAGTAAGTCGGGTTCAACATCTATGCTGACAGATAAGGAAAAAGCGTTTAACCGATACTGCCTAACTAACAAGGAAGTTTCATACAACTTAATGCGTATAGAAATGGCAGTTGTTCAAATGTCGTATTACGGCAACCGTTCATCGGACGTTACGTTAACAACCGATAGTTCTGAGGTCTTGGATGCTATTTATACAGTACTAACAAACGAAGGGTTTAAATACTCTTTCAATTTACCTAATAAAGTATTAACCATAAGTATTTTTTAATTTAAAATTTAATCAAAATGAAAGAAGAAGTAAAATTGTTCAGAGCGTTAATTATTGTTTTTGTGTTGCTTGTATTCACCTTCGTAGTAACTTCATGCAGTGATGATAGCGACAATGTGTATCAAACAGAGTATTCTATTGATGTACCGGAGTGGCAAACTGTTTATGTGAATGGTGAGGTTACAACGTCTATATCACCATATGTTTGGGAACATGTGGACTTATCAGATAAATGTGTTAGGGTATTCTCCGCAGGACATGTTAGTTATCACAAGATAACGAGGGTGTCACGTGATGATTTAGGCTTTACCGTTTATTCAATAGAAGGTAGCAATAACGAAAGGTTTGCATACAATAAAAATAAAGGTATATTGCAATATTGGTGCACAAGAAACGGTATTGAAACAGTTGTTGTTTATCGTGAATTAAAGTAAGTTTCATTTTACCCTCACCCGGTGGAGGTTAACCGGGTTATTAAGTATGAAAGTAAATGTTCTATTAGAAGAGAAAAAGATTCCATGTTTCGAAGCTAAATACGGTTTAGATGTATATAACGATAAATTACAAAAATATACTATCGAGTTCGATATAATGGGAAATTTAGTAGTTAGTAGTCCAAAAGGTACGTTATTAGTAAAACCCGAATGTAACAACAAAATATCAATTAGAATTGAATGATATGAAAGAGATAAACGAAACTCAATTACAGCTATCGACTGAGGGAAAAAGACTTCCCGATATGATAAAGCAGGCGAACGATATTCACGAACTTGTTAAGCAGAAACTTTCTGAGTATAACTCAATAGAGTATACCGATGATAATATAAAGGTGGCAAAAGCCGATAGAGCTACTTTAAACAAGGCGAAAAAGGGACTTAACGACAGCCGTATAGAACTTGAAAAGGCTTGGATGAAACCGTTCAACGAACTAAAGGATGTTGTTAACGAAACTTGTAAGCTGATCGGTGAGGCTTCTTCGCGCATAGATAGCAAGATAAAGGAAACGGAGGAAAAGGAGAAGCAAAAGAAACTGGATCAAATAAGGGAGTATTTCGATGAACACAATGAAAATCTTATCTTGTTTGATTTTGCTTTCCGTCCGGAGTGGCTTAATAAGACTAAAGCACTTTCAGTTGTGAAAATGGAGATAGACGAATTGTTCAAAACAGTAGACGATGATCTTAACAGACTGAAAGAGCATTTTGCGGGAGAGGCGTTTTATATTCCGGTTATCGACAAATATACGTCTACACTCGACTACAACAAATCATTCGACTATGGAAACCACCTAAAAGAAGCTGCAATACAAGCCGCAAACAGACAGTTTGAACAGAAGGCGACAGATAACACGCCTCAGCAACAAAAGCCCGAAATTAAGCCACAAAACGAGCCAAAGACGAACGAAGAAGAAGTTTATATACGAGGCTTTAAAGTCCATGTAACAAGAAAGCAGGCTTTTGCGCTTGCTGAGTTTATGAATAGCCACAATATAAAGTTTGAAAGCGTATCAATATAGACGGTAGCCCAATTGGGCTACCTTTTTTTGTTTTGTTTGCAACGGTTAATCTATTGTTAAAACTCAAAGTTTCACTTGAATTTTCAAATAATGTTCTTATATTTGCAGTGTCGAAAGAAACAAAGTAGTAACAATTAAAAAATAAAGATTATGGTTATAAAAACAAGATTTAATGTTGGCGAAGAAGTTTCATACGGTTCATACAAAGAGCCGTTCAAAGTATTTTCTATTGAGATTCAAGTAAGTAACAACTATAAAGGTATAATTTACCTTGTTCAGAGTAAAATTGGTTTTATTCTGAGGGTGAAAGAACTTGATTTAATTAAAATGCAAATTAAGACAAACAAGAAATAGGAGTTATATATATAATCGATAAAGATATAATAATTAATAAATTATGAATACATCATTTGAGAGAGCAAAGCAAACTACTGATGAATGGTATACACCTCAGTATATTATACAATCACTTGGGGATTTTGATACAGATCCATGCGCACCATTGCAGCCACTTTATAAAACTGCAAAAGTTATGTATAATAAAGAAGATGATGGATTAAGTAGAAAATGGGAGGGTTGTGTTTGGCTTAATCCTCCTTATTCTCGTCCTCTTATTGAACATTTTGTTAAACGTATGTCTGATCATGGAAACGGAATAGCATTATTATTTAATCGCTGTGATAGCAAAATGTTTCAAGACGTTATTTTTAAAACTGCTACCGCTATATTATTTTTAAAGGGTCGTATTAAGTTTTTGAAAAAAGACGGTTGTATTGCTGGCAGTCCTGGCTGTGGAAGCGTGTTAATTGCTTTTGGAGATGATAATGCGGAAATACTTCGTACTTGTGGTATTGATGGAATGTTTTTTAGAATAAAATAAAAGATAAATTATGAAGCAGTATTTAGACTTACTAAAAGAAACTTTAAATTATGGTGAAAAGAGATCAGATCGAACCGGAACGGGAACTATTAGCTTATTCGGTTTGCAACGATCCTATGATCTGCGTGACGGTTTCCCACTTGTCACAACTAAGAAGGTATTCACGAAGGGAATTATACATGAACTCCTTTGGATGTTGAAAGGTGACACCAATATAAAATACCTAAATGAAAATGGCGTTCATATTTGGGACGATTGGGCAAAGCCTTCCGGTGAACTTGGACGTATATACGGTAAACAATGGCGTGACTGGCGTATAAACAGCAAAATGAAAGTAGATCAAATTGATTCAGTTATAGATATGATTAAGTTTAACCCGGGGTCAAGAAGGATAATTGTTAGTGCTTGGAATGTTGGAGAAATACACATGATGGCACTTCCTCCGTGTCACTGCTTTTTTCAGTTCTATGTGTCTGAGTCCGGTTATTTGGACTTGAAACTGTACCAAAGAAGCGCAGACCTATTTTTAGGCGTTCCTTTCAACATTGCGTCTTATTCTATCTTGCTGTCTATGGTAGCGCAGGTTTGCGGCTTAAAGCCTCGTAGATTCATTCACACTATCGGGGACGGACATATATATTTGAATCACGTTGAACAGGTGAAAGAACAATTGAGTAGAGAGCCGTTCGCTCTTCCAAAATTGGAACTAAACCCGAACGTTCGTAATATATTCGATTTTAAGTATGAAGACATTAAGATAGTAGATTATAACTGCCATCAGGCTATAAAGGGGGAGGTTGCTGTATGAATGACGAAGAACTTTTCAAGTTTTTATGCCGTAATAGAATGATCTATTATGAAAGATACCTTCACATGGAATCTGTATATTATCTGAATAACTTGCTAAAGAAAACATATAGTTCGTTTTTCAGGAATAGGATACTGAACGCTATAAATCATAAATTAGCTGGCTTATAATTTAAAAGGGATGTACAACGCTTTGTCATCCCTTTTTAGTTTCTATATATCACATACCGAAACTATCGTTGCTCTATGAAACAAATCTAACAATATGTAGTAACAAGTATGAAAGTGATACAAAGGTAGGCTTTTGATTCTATCCAATAGTTAAAACGATTCGTTTTACATTTCATTAACAATAAAATTAAAGAATTTCTTTGTGTATTTAAAGTTTATCCTTAACTTTGCAACATCAAAAAAGAAGTAGTAACATTAAAAACGAATAATATGCAGATTAAAAAAGATCGAATTTACAAATTGCTTGTGCAGGTTTGCAAGAATGAAGATATTCCATTCTCCTATAAAAAACTTGCTTTGTCGCTTAATAAGTATATTGATGAAGACGAAGAAGATTCATTATTCGGATGTAAAATATCTGATATTGATATTTCAATCGCCAAACATATATCAGTTGATCTTTGCGGAACGCTTGCATTGAGCAATGTTATTTGCCAATTAACTTGCATCGGTTTCGGAGATTGCCCGAATTGCGGAGGTTTACTAAGATTGATAGAATCTTATCCCAAATTTAGCAAACAGTATTGCGATCGTGATTGTGAGCCGGAGAGAGAGGAAGAAAATGTATACGAATGTTTAACATGTGGAAAGGAGGTTATTTTATGAATATTGAAAACACAATGATCCGAATCAATGATGCGATTATAAGCGCACGTATGAACGGCAAAAAGATTACAAAAAAGGATATTGCAGCGTTGTTGTGGAAGGACTCAAAGCAAAGAACGCAGGCGGTAAACATGTCTGCCTTGTGTAACCACAAAACCCAAACTATAAAAATAGAGTGGGTGAAAGAGATATGCGAGGCTACCGGAGTCGATGCGAATTTCTTGTTTAATATTAACCCTAAAAAATAAAAGTTATGATTAAAAATTTGCCTAACATTCAAAACGAAATGAATGTTCAAAAGTCGAGATATAACAAGTTTGGCGGATACAATTACCGTTCGTGTGAGGATATTTTGCAAGAAGCGAAAAGGGTGTGCGAAAAATATGGATGTTATGTTATGGTTACTGACTCTATCGAATTTATCGAAGGACGTTTTTACGTGAAGGCAACCGCAAAGATTGTTGAGACTGAAACAGGATGTATTGAAACGTGTTCGGCTTTTGCACGTGAAGAAGATAGCAAAAAAGGGATGGACTCTGCGCAATTAACCGGGGCAACATCCAGTTACGCACGAAAATACGCCTTATGTGGGCTTTTTGCGATAGATGATAGCATAGACAATGATTCAATGAACGGAGAGCCGGAAACGAAAGGAAAACAGCAAAAGACATCCTCAAAACAAGCTACCAACCAAAGTAATACTGGAAGCAACTCAAATTATTTGGGTGTGCTTCTTGAAGAAATAAAAAAAGCAACAACTTATAAACATTTGGGCGATATTCACAAGAATAACGCTAATTACCATAAAAATAGTGAGTTCATGAACGCTTTAGTTGTCCGTAAGGCGGAACTTGAAAAGGCGGAAGCGGAAGCAAAGAAAGTATAAATAATTCGGGGGATGCGTTCCCCCAATAAAAATAAAAGCAATATGAAAGAACTAACATTACTCCCCAAATTGGTTAATGCTGATGTAACGTATATCAGCGAAACACATGAATATTTTTCAAGCGATTTTAGAAAGCTGAGAGGGATAACGGGTTTTATCAATGATCAATTATTTCCCGGCAAACTTGACAATATACCGGATAATATTTTGAGATCGGCAACTGAGAGAGGGAAAGCAGTTCACGATGAAGTAGAGAGAATCGACAAAGAAGGCATTGATCCGGAAACGGTTTACGGAGAGAACTATTTGGATTTAAAAGCCGAAAGCGGTTTAATTCATATCGCATCTGAATATATTCTAACTGATAACGAGTTTATCGCATCACCGACCGATAAAGTGTATTTGGGTAGCGCGGAAAATTCCGTCGTATTGGGAGATGTTAAAACTACCTACAAACTTGATTTGCTTTATTTGTCTTGGCAGCTATCAATATACGCCTACCTTTTCGAGAGACAAAACCCAAACTTGAAAGTAGAGGGACTTATCGCAATTTGGCTGAGAGGTGACAAGGATAAGGACGGCATTTTCTCCGTTGAACGCATACCGGACAGCGAAATAGAATTGTTCCTTAATTGCTGTAAGAATGGCGTTCGATATGCAGATAATGCAAGCAAAGATAGCTACATAGCAAAATTGGAATCATTGCCTGCAAAAGTTGCGCATATCGAAGAAGGCGTTTACGAACTTCTTGAAATGCAAAAGAAGATAGACGAGCATTTAGGCAAGTTCAAAGAACAGTTGTTAGGTCTGATGTCTGAGGCGAAAGCTGACAATATAAAAGGGGAACTTATTTCAGTCACAAGAAAGAAAGCGTATAGCCGTGAATCACTTGATTCTAAAGCACTGAAAGAACAATATCCGGAAATATACGATCAGTTCGTTAAAACGTCAAATATTAAAGAATCAATTCAATTAAAAGCGTTATAATTATGGTTATAGATGAAAAGATAGCGAAAGAGATCAGTTTAGAGGCTTCTGCCGTATATTCGGAAATGATTCTTATCCTCTGCACAGGAATGTACAGAGAAAAGTTCAAAGGGTGTCGAGTAAAGCAAGTGCCTAACACTGTTTTCGTTTCGATAGCAAAGCTAAAAGAGATCATCCCGTTCATGTCTACGAAGAAGTTATATAACGCTGTAAATCGCCTCGTATCGGCTGGATACATAAGAGAGGTAAATTACAGGTTACCCGGCATGAATACGACTAAATGTTATCAGATGGTAGAGAGATAGCCAGGCTCTAAACATGATATATACCACGCTTACAGTTAATGTGAGTGTGGTATTTTTTTGTAAGTTGCTGATATTCAGCCTGGCCTCGAAAAATATTAAAAATAAAACTGTTTTTCCTTGTGGTATATCATAATTAACACTATATTTACGGTGTTGAATCAATAAACAATAGTAATATGAAATTAGAAAATCTTATTAAAGTAAAGAGTTACGCTGACATGAAAGGTGTTACTGTGCCTTGGATATGGCGTTTAATCAAAGGTAATAAATTGGAGTGTATATACATTGATGGTATGTGCTTCATTGTCCTGTCAGATGAAGAGTTAGAGGACTACAAAAAGTTTAGAGAAACACTCAACGCATTGTTGAGCAAATAATAATCAATACTTAAAATTATGGAATCTAATTTGTCTAAAGTTGGCGAAACTATAAACGCAAGTGAGTATATGACTTCTAGAGAGATTGCGGAGGTGACATGTAAAGAGCATAAAAACGTGTTGGCAGCAATTAGATTAATGGAAGAATCTTGGATTAAAGTTACTGGGCTTAATTTTAAGCTTAGTGAATATACAGATTCAACAGGTCGTAAACTCCCTATGTATAAACTAAATAAAACAGAGTGTCTATACATTGCAACCAAGTTTAATGACGAAGCGAGAGCAAAACTCGTTATCAGATGGGAGGAACTCGAAAGAGCTAACAGAATGGGAAATTTCAACGTTCCTAAATCATTCCGTGAAGCATTGTTGCTTGCAGCCGAACAACAGGAGGTTATCGAAAATCAGCAAAAGCAAATTGAGGAAAAGAACGCAAAGATCGAAGCTGATAAACCGAAGGTTCTGCTCAGTGAAGCGGTCTCCGCCTCGAACAAATCTATCTTAGTGCGTGAACTTGCAAAACTTATCACCCAAAACGGTTATCAGATCGGGGAAAAGCAGTTATACGAGCGATTGAGGAAAGCCGGATACCTTTGCAGTTCGGGTGAGTCGTATAATCAACCTACGCAAACATACATGAATATGGGCTTATTTCATTTGAAGAAAACAAGCGTTATTTGTGACGGGGAAAGTAAGGTTTATACCGTTACCAAAGTGACACCGAAAGGACAAATATACTTCATTAATAAGTTTTTAGGGAAGGGAATGAAATGACGCATTGTTTTGACGATAAAGTAGCAACAAAGTTAGGAGTTGAAGCGGCATGCGTGTTGCATAATTTCGCTTTTTGGATAAACAAGAATATAGCCGATAACCATAATTATTTTGAGGGTAGATATTGGACTTATAACACAAGGGAAGCGTTATCTAAACTATTCCCGTACATGAGCCAATCTAAGATATACAGAGTAATAGGAAAGTTAGAGGAAGAAGGTTATTTGTTGAAGGGGAATTTTAATAAATCGGGTATAGATAGAACAACGTGGTACGCATTAACAGATAAGTGTATAAAGTTCCTTTTTGAGTGCGGTTATACGCTTATAGGCTATTCTGAGCCGATTTTGCAAAATTGCAAAATGCAAGTTGCAGAAATGAACAATGCAAGTTGCAGAAATGAACAAACAATACCAGATAGTATATATACAGATAGTTATACTAAATCTCCTACCGGAGATTATAGTATAGCCACGCACGAAGAATCTGTTTTGTTCCCGGTTGAAAAGAAACCTTTAGCCTCAGAGATATTCGGCTTTACTGCAAAAGCCTTAGATGTGACTAAGAAAGTGATGGAGCGAACAGATAGTTTTTTCGATCAGCTAACATTCCCGTTCGAGTCGGAGGAATTTAAAAAAGCCTTTTATGTGCTAATGACTCAACCAAAGTGGCGGGTAAAGACTAAGACTCTAACAGCTATGCAAGCAAACCTAAACGAGATTGCGCAATTTGAAGAAGGTTTTGCTATGCTATTGATAAATCAGAGCATATCTAAGGGATGGGCTTCACTGGTATACGAGTCAACGCCAAAACAGTATATGCAATGGCTACGGGAAAAGACGGGAGTCTCCGGAAATACACAGCCTGCAAACAATGCTAAATCGTATTTTCAGAGTGACGAACAGCGCAGGATGTATCAGTCTTATTTAACGGAGGACTTCACATAGCATTTTAAGGCTTAAATTTCAATTTTAATCACTAAGACAAAGAAAGTATCATGTATTTGGAGAAAATCGAAAATTCGGGCGGAAAATTAGCAAAATACGAAGGTTGCGGATCGTTTATAGAGAAGAACCGAAAATTTTATGAAAGTGGCAACTTCGGACAGCTATCAAAAGTAGATCAAAAGATATTCCGTGATTCAACTTTGCTTTTGGTGTCCGAATGTACAGACGAAAGAAAAAGAATAGATAATTTTTCTAAGGTTCTTAACGGAGTATGTTTAGAGACTGGTTTAAAAATGCCGGATGTCCGGGACGCAGGAAGTATATTTTATGCTGTTTGTGATGTGATAGATATGTATTTCGATGATCTATCGTTCAATGAAATTCGTTTGGCATGGCGGTTACTTGCTGTCGGGGAACTCGACCCGTTTTTGCCAAAAGACAGATACGGTAGTCCGGACAAAAATCACTATGGCTCTCTTTCGGTTGATTATATTTCAAAGGTTCTAAAGGCGTATAAGAAACGAAAGGTTGAAACGATGGAACGAGTTTCTCAGATTATGCCGGATGAAAAGCCAAAGCCGACACCCGAACAGGAAAAGATGTTTTTGAATTTGCAGGCATACAATTTTGTTCTCGCACTTTTGAAGTATAAGTATTCGGGACGTTTCCGCATAGAGCGTGACAGGATAATAAACGAGTCTACATTTGCGTACATGGAACGATTGGGATATGATATGTCGGTAGTACCTACGTTAGCAGACAAGAAAGAAGCTTTGTTTCAATTTCAAGGTAGCCCCGTAAATAGCTTTGCGCAAATTTTCGAAAAAGAGTGTATTTCGAGGTTTGGGATAGACCACGAAGCAGTTTATTTTCGTGCGGTACTGATAGCCAAGAAAAGAAAGTTATTCCAGTATTGGGATGAAATGTTAGCCTTTTCAAATGAAGGTGATAGATCAGAAGATAATATTTGGAAGTTGTACTACTACATTCAATAAAACCAAAAGTTATGAATAGAAGAAAAGTAAAAAAGAACGGTTATCGGATAAGGCTTACAAAGCCTTCCGATAAATTCGTTTATGTCTCTGACTCGTTAACATACGAAAGGAGAAAAAAGGAGGGAAAGAGATGTTATACTCTGTATTGCAAATATGCGTCTATTAACTATTTGTGTGTTTCTCGAAAACAGGCAAAATCTTTAATGAAAGGGTTCTTGTTACTATGGGAATAGATATTATTTGCGCAATTGATCCCGGTGTGTCAGCTGGTGGAATAGTGGTATATAAGCCGGGTAATAGTCTTATTACTATCCCAATGCCACGCACGGCAAAGGGTATTTTTAACGTGTTTCAAAAAGTGAAGCGTTCCGGTAGCCCTGCAATATTCATTGAGCGTCTTTCGGTTCGTGGGGGTGACTCCGGAGGCGGGAAAGAATTTAGAATAGCAACTATGTTGGAGAACTACAACTACCTTGTATGTTGTGCGCTCGTTCTTGATATTCCTTTATTTCTGTGTGCGCCTATTTCGTGGCAAAGTGGTTTAAATCTGAGGGAGAAAGGAGAGAAAGAGGAAAAGAAGGATAGAAAAGAAAAGTATCTGAATTATGCGATGAAGCAATTCCCACTCGCAAACGTGAAATTATGGAATAGTGACGCTATATGTATTTTGCGCTTCGCACAAATGAAGATGATTTGTGATGTCGATTGGTTTTCAAGTAACATGCAGAACGAAAACAGCACAGAAATAGCATTTTCTCCCCCTCTGTTGGACGATAGTATTAAATTCGTAGAAAGATATGGATTCAAAAGAAAACGATCTAAAAAACGCTCTAATTGAGTCGGTGAAAGAACTGAGAAGCGCACAGAAGCGATTTGAGCGATTCGGGGAGAGATACAGAGAGAGGAAAGAAAAGGCGGAAAAGAAAGTGGATGAAATTCTGTCGGTTATCGAAGATAAGCAACTATCTATTTTTTAACAAAAGTTAAATAACGGGTATTTCGGAAAGATTACCCGTTTTTATTTGCGTGAATTTAAAGTTTTGATTTAATTTGCAGCGTAGAAATAAAAACAGTAGTAACATAAAATCAATTAATTATGCAGGAAATTAGCAAAAAATTAAGTGAACAGTCAGTAGGAACGGTTTTGGATAGACCGGAGTATAGAAAAGAGCTTTTTATTTATTGGTATGGCTTAAAAGAGCAACGGAAAAAGGCTTCGTTCGAAATATTGCGTCACGGAGGTATTCCTAAAAGAATAACAATAGATAGAGTCGGTAAAATGGATACGGATCAACTTATATCAGAATTTAAGCTGATACTTGACAGAAAGAGTGAGTTGCCTGCAAGTCTGAGGTACTTTATTTCGGATGTGTGCGGAAAGGTATTTATCAGTTGGTTTACAAAAGTGATTGAAGATGAAGCAAAAGAAAATAACGATACCCGGGAAGGTAACTAAAGACGGTAAGTTATCCATCTACATGGGAGAGTTTAACGAGTTTATGAAGAACAACGCAGGAAAAAATATAATTGCGGAGTTTACAGTATTAGAACCTTCTGATTCTTCATCCTTGCGTGGATACTACTTTAAATACGTTGTTCCCCAATTTCAGAAAGGGATGTGCGAAAATGGGTACAGGTGGAGCGAAGAAGAAACGGAGGCTTATATGCGTAGTATTTGTCCTATTACGATGGGTGAAGTTGTAGACGTTGAAACTGGTGAGTATAGAAAGGACTCAGTTAAAGTTACCGATTTAAGCAATAGCGAATTTGTCGAATACATAGATTTTTTAAAGCAGTTTGCGGCAGAAGAATTTAGTATTTATATTGAAGAACCAAATAGATTTGTAAGATGAAAGAAAATGAAGAAATGACTTTAGAGGAAAAGTTCAATTTGATGTGCGAAGCATTAAGCATATCTCCGGAGAAAATTATATCACGGGATATTACACGTTATGTATCCCTTCGTAGAAATTGCATTATACACCAACTTTACACATACAAAAACTATGGTTTGTCCGAATTGATAGGGCGTACAAAAGTTCTAATAATGAAAGCATATGAACGTTTTCAAGGTGAGTTGGATGTGAAAAATATGACAGCCGTAGAGTTTGTCCGGCTTATAGACGAACGACTACAAAAGTATATTGATGGCAAAGAAGATTAAGAATTTTATTCTCGTTCATTGCACGGAATGTAAATTCAGTTCAGATCATCACAATTTGATCTGTTATTGCAGTAAGTTTAAAAAGAAGTTATGCAGTTGCCCTAATATTGGGAGGGTATGCGAGTTTTACATTAAAAAATAAAGTATCATGTTAAAAGAAAATTTTGAATTAAAGAGAGTTAAATTTTTGAATAACGGTTTAGAGGTTGATTACAATGATTGCCGTTTGGTTGATGGTGAAGAAACAAAGACGTTTCACAAGGTAAAATGCCCCGAATATCCGCATAGAGATTTAGGAATTGCGGCAAATGAGCTTCGTTCATACATAGTTGAATTGATGGGAATAATGAATTTTAGGAACATCACCTATTTGTCTGATTTGGCAAAACAAGACAATGAGTTAAGTAGACAATTCGATGAATATTTTGAAACGCTTGCAACCCGTATAGCGATTAGTGAGATAGTCTATGATCCCGAAAAGAACACAATAGTTTTCAAATATATTTTCACGGGAGTAGATTTGTCCCGGTTGAAAATGCAAACGAGCAAAATTATGTTGGACGGTGAGGGGTTGAAATTTGAAATAGCTCTACAAGAAGATTTTGAAGCACTGAAAGATGAAATTTTCAAGTATCTTTTTGAGAATAAGCGTGCACAATTGGAGCTATTCGGTGAGACAGCAACGGCAGAACCGGACGATAGTTTGACGCCCGATGATGATTTAGAAGGTGACGATACGTTTTTTGATGATGAAGAAGCAGAGCAGCCTGAGTTGATCGAAGAAGATGTACACGATTGATACGTTTGAGGAAATAGATTATTGTTTAAGCAGGGGGTATAACCCCTTGCTATTTAATAATAATTTCGATATTGAACCTAAAACAAGGTATGAATATTTAAAACGGATGTTCGGGGAGGGTCACGGACAGAGGGAAAATGAACGTTTCTTCCGGTATATGTGGGATATTAAGCCTAACTATTGTGAAGAATGTTTAAAGCCGTTGACTGGATACTCAGCCGTTTATATTAGCCATATTATAACGAGGGGATCGAACCCAATGATTGCGCATGATCCTCGTAACATAAACATACTTTGTTTCAATTGCCATAATCGTTGGGAGCACGCTAACACCCGGAAGGGAATGCGGATATATCAAAGTAATTTAGAAAAAATAAAAGTCCTCAAAAGGGACAGTTTAAAACTGCAAAAGAAATGAAATTAGTAAAATTTGAACTTGTATCTGGAAATGAAATTATGATTAACCCTAAATCTGTGGAATCAATAGTTAGATATACAGATGATTCGGTGTATATTAACACAGTAGGTGTAGATATGCCGTATAGGGTTAAAGGTTCAATTGAAGATGTCAATAAAGCACTAAGCGAAGGTAGCAAGATTGATTCAATAGCAGGACTTATGGTTATCGTCTTTATTGGAATTTACATATTATCAACATTAGCAAATTTATTATCGTAATGAACTTAAACAAAATCGAATTGATCGGGCGTGTTTGCGCTGATCCGCAAGTAAAAACCTTCGATAACGGAGGGAAAGTATGTAATCTTTCTATCGCAACGAACGAAAGGGCATATAAAACGAGTAACGGTATCGAAGTTCCGGAAAAAACAGACTTTCATAATGTAACATTCAAAGGTAAATTGGCTGAGATTTGCGGGCAGTATGTTACCAAGGGAATGGAGTTATACGTAGAAGGTAGTTTGCACTATCGAAAATATACCGACTCCAATAACGTTGAAAGAACTATTTCTGAGATCGTTGTTAGGTCTATGCAGATGGGAAGAAAAGCAGGTGAGGGAAACCAGCCGACAACCGGAGGCAACGGAAACCAACAGCCGACAACCGGAGGTTATAGCGGTCAACAGCAACCGCCTCAGCAGATGTTTACGCAAAATGATGATTTGCCGTTTTAATGTAGTTTATAAATTGGGGATGTATATTGCATCCCCTTTTTTGTTAAATACGTGTTAAAACTTAAAGTTTCGCTTGTAATATCAAATTAAGCCCTTATATTTGCAGTGTCAAAAGGAAACAAAGTACTAACATTTAAAAATAAATATTATGGTAACAATGACATCAAAACAATTTTGTGAGAGAATGTATGCAATGTATAAATTACTTGGTGGGAGTGGGTCCAGATGTGCTCAATGTTCAAACGATAGATTTTCTTGCGGATATGGAAAGGAGAATACGGTTTTAACCAATGCACTTATGAAAGCGTGCGATAATTACAAAGTTCCTTATAAGATAGAAGCAAACGAATATTGTATCAATTTCGTAGTAGAATTTAAATAATAATAGCGGTAGAAATACCGCTTTAAACTTATAGTTATGGAAAAAAGAAGATTGTCCGGTCAATACAAAATAGCGATGTGCAAAAATAGAGGAAACGATACATTTGCCGGAACTGTTGGAATAAGAACAGGTTTTATGTATCAGTGCGGTTCGTATCAGTATTTTACTTATTGGGAGAATGACAATAAAATATCGGTTACTGAATCAAGTACAGGTTTTCGTGTAATGTCTTTGGATGTTGAAAAGGGAGAAACTCCTAAAACTGCGCATGATAGGATAGTTGATAAGTTGAAGGGTTTTGATCCATCTTTAGCAAACTGGAATAGTGCTAAAGAGATGATGAAGAAATATAATATTCCCTATCCTCTTAATGAATGGATAATAGGGCTAAAAGACATAAACCATGAATGAAGAGGTAGAGAAAGCAAGATCGGTAAGTAACGAGGTTATTTCGGAAACTATCAGAAAATCGACTGATAATATAAAGGCAATAGAGGACGATTTCAGATTAGTAAGAAAGAAGTTGCGGAAAATTGGCGATCGAATAAAATTTGAGAGAAAGAAACTTGATATATACAACGAAGAAATAAAAAGGAGGGTTAAGTATGGAATTTGGTAACTTACTGTTAGATAGACTGGGGTTCAACCGTGAAATGTTGGAAGATAAACTTTCAGAAATATCCGCTAAGGAGAAAGAGATAAGAGTTCTAAAGAAAGAAGTTTCCGGTATAATGGAACACATATCAAAATTGGAAAGTGCGTTAAATATTGGAGAGCATTATTATTGCGGTGCTTGCTGCTATCTTGAAAGTAAATGTAATAAGGGAAAATATAAGTGTCTTGAAACAGGAGAATACAAGAAATACCACTGTAAAGCGTGTGAGAAATTTAGAGATTTACCATTTTAATAACTAATTATAAATTAAACATTATGATTGATTTTAATCAAAAAAGTATATCTTTAACTAAAGAGTGTACAGAACAACATGAAAGAATGAAGGCAAAAGGTTTTTATGACTCAGATGTTTCAGAAAATAAAAAATGGGCATTGATAGTGTCTGAGTTATGCGAAGCTATGGAGGCTGAACGAAAAGGAAAGGTTATAGAAAACGAGATTTACGATATTGTTTTAGGGTTTGAGGCAGGTTTTGAGAATGTATTTAAACAGTGCGTTAAAGACACAGTTAGCGATGAACTCGCAGACGTGTTTATCCGGTGTATGGACGCAATAGGACATTCTATTGATAAAATTGCGTGCCCTTCCGAAATTTTTGTTTTCCAAAGTATGGTTAGCGATCATTTCAATAGGTTATTGTATTTTGAAAAATCTATTTCATCAATTGTTTATTATGCCATTCAATTTGTACCGAAATCTGTATTTGGCAAATCGTGCATTATCGAGTATACTAACATGATGGCAATAACCATTGCAGCCGCAAAGCTTTATAACATAGACCTATCTAAAGCAATAGAGGCAAAAATAAGATATAACGAGTTGAGAGGTAAAAAACATGGGAAACAATATTAATTCATTATGGAAGAAAAAATTATTGATTTAGCAAGAAGAAGCGTTTATTATGGTGATCCGGAAGGTTACCAAGTTGGGGGATGCCATTACAAGGCATCCGGCATGCAACTTTCTGAGTTTTTAGAAAGTAATAAAGTTGGTTTCTTGGAGGGGAACGCAATGAAATATGTGTTTAGGCACGATAAGAAGAACAAAGAAGAAGATTTGCTAAAGGCTATTCAGTATATCAAATTGATTCTAAAATACAAATATGGTAAATTCTTAGTAGGTGATATTCTGTTGAGTGAGGAAGAATATAGAAAACTGGATGAGCTTATCGAGAAACAAAATACGATTGAACTTGATACTACTTTTATCAGAAATGCGTTAAAAACCACATCAATTGCTTCGCCTAAAATATCGGTAGACAAAGCAACTTTGTATGTTGCAAAGCTAAGAGAGGCTAAAGCCGAATATATCGAAAATTTCGTTTTGTCGGATATACAAAAATACAGGCTTTTAGATATGGGTCTACAATGGATAAGAAATAGCACGTATTGCCTTAATTTTACGGCAAAAAATGGAGATATGATATGTGTTAAGCCTGGGCAATATATTGTGTTGTTTGAAGAAGGTAAATATCAAGTGTTCTCAAAAGGAAGGTTTGAATTTCTTTTTCAACCGAAATACTAATAAAAATAAATAATGATAGGTCACGTTGCAAATATAGCAGCGTGACTTTATTTTTGTATTATCTATAATAGTGTTATTTTTGCGCATATTGAAAGATTATATAATTTGTAGTACAATATACCTAATAGGAATTATAACTTAAAAATACGTCTTAAAATGGATAAAAAAATAGGTTCAATGAAAAGAGGGCAGGGAAGGCACAGCCGGACGGACGAACAGACTGAAAGAGATCGTTCCTTTGCCTCTGATTTGTTTTTGAAAGGTTATTCTTATCGAAGAATAGCGGAAGCGATTAACGAGCGAAACAAGGCGGATGAAGTGCCGTATACAGTGACTTATCAAACAGTGTATAATGATATTCAATTTTGCTTAACTCAGTGGAAAAGAGAGCAGTTCGATAATATAGATCAGTATATTACGCAGGAACTTCAGTCTTTGGATAATGTAGCTCGTGAAGCGTGGGAAGAGTGGGAAAAGTCTAAGCGTCCCAAATGCAAGACAAAGTATATTTTAGGGAAGGCTAAGGAGGTGCAAAAGGAAACAATAACGGGTGATCCTTCTTTTTTGAATGTAGTTCTCAACGTGCAGCAAAGAAAAGCAAGGTTGTTGGGGTATGACTCACCGTTATGTATAAACTTGGTGGAAGATAAAGAAAAGGAAAAACCCAAATACGATTTTTCGGATGTCCCGGAGGACGTTTTAGAACAATTGGCAGATTCTTTGCAAAATACGGAGGGTAAAAAGTGAAAAAAGTAAATGAAATACCACCGGTTGAGATTGTGAAGTATGTTGCGAGGAAGAAGTTTAAGAACTATGCCAAATTCATAGATGATAAAATAGTTCTGAGTCAGTTTCACAAAACTTACTACGAGATTCTCGATAGGTTTGCACATGGTAAGATCAAAAAATTGATTGTTACCGTTCCGCCTCAAACTGGAAAATCAGAGGGTAGTAGTAGAAAGCTACCTTCTTTCCTTTTGGGGCTTAACCCGTCTTTAAAGATATTGATCGGTTCTTATGCCGCATCACTCGCAGAGGGGTTTAATAAGGATGTACAAAGAATAATTGATACACCGGAGTATAAAAGCCTATTCCCCGACACCCGAATAATGGGAGAGGAAAAAAAAACGAGGTATCAAGCGTTTGCGAGAAACTCAAAAATGACGGAAACAATCGGGAAGGGTGGATATATTATATCCGTTGGTCGTAATGGTAGTTTGACGGGTAAATCTGTTGATATAGCAATCTTGGACGACTTATATAAAGATCACATGGAGGCAAATTCTCCGATTATCCGGGAAGCTGCTTGGAAATGGTACACCACCGTTGTAACCACCCGTCTACACAATAACAGTCAACAACTTATTGTGTTTACGAGATGGCACAAGGACGATTTAATAGGTAGGATCGAAGATAAAGAGAATGTTATCAATGTTGAAAAGTGGGAAGATTTGGATAGTATACCGGAAGGTGCGTGGGTTAAAGTAAACTTTCCTGCTTTAAAGGTGGGAGAACCAACAGAGATTGACCCACGTTTACCGGGTGAAGCACTTTGGGAAGAAAAACATAGCGCTAAGAAATTGAACGCACAAAGAGAACTTGATAGAAATGAATTTGAATGTTTGAATCAAGGAAACCCGGGTAGTGCTGAGGGGACTCTATACGGTAACTTTAAAACGTATACCGATAAAAACGATTTTGGTGTGTTGGTCGGAAGGGGTAACTATACAGACTGTGCGGATACCGGTAGCGACTACCTTTGTTCAATTTGCTATGATAAATACCAGTCAAAAGAAGCGGTTTGGAATGAAAAGGAAAGGAGGTATAAGCATCTTATTTTCTGCCTTGTGACGGATATTGTTTATACTACCGCACCGATCGAAGAAACGCAGGTTAGCGTTCCTAATATGTTGAATATTAATGGTACAGATTACGCATACATAGAGAGTAATAACGGGGGGCGATCCTTCGCTGTTAACATCAGTCCAAGAACTAAGGCTGAAATAAATTGGTTCTGCCAAAGATTAAATAAAGAGGCTCGTATATTGTCGAACGCTGCAAACGTTACTCAGTCTATTGTTATGCCGTATGGGTGGGAGTCACGTTTCCCGAAATTCCACGAACATATAACAAATTACCTTCGTAAATTTTCAGCGAATAAGCATGATGATGCGGCAGATGTTTTAACTGGTATAGTCGAGAAAGAAGTTATTCCAACTATATATCAAAAAAGAAGAGGAATAAGGGTTATAAACTGATGAAGTAGGAAAATGTATCAGACTTTCAAGTTTATACGGTATATTTGCAAAGTAAAATCAATTGTTTAACTAAATTTTTATAATTATGTTGTATTGTGATTGTCCTTTAGGAGCAGCACTTCCGGATATTCCCGCATTTAGCTGTCCCGACAATTTCGGGCAAGTTCAAAAACTTGCTTTTCAGAGACTCGAAAAAACGGCAGGAACTGCAAATACTATGACTGACGAAAGTATCGTAAAGTTGGCTACATGGACTCCTTTACTGTCAGCGAAAGACGGTACTAAAGTAGTAGTTACGCCTTATATTTACGAGCCGACAGTAGAGGCGGGCGCTGCCCTTACTTATGGAGGCGGAAACGCAACTCCCGGAGGTATTGTAGAAATTTTAGGGTCGGAGTCGACACCGTTTACAGCTTCGTTCAAGAAGTTGCCGCAAACCATTATTAAGGCGATGAAAGCGTTAATGTGTGAAGCAGGACAGATCGGTGTGTTCCTTATCAATGGAAACGGTCAAATCGCTTGCGATAAGACGGGTGATAATTTGCACGGTTTCCCGGTTTGGTCGCTATTTATCGGTGATAAGACTATCGGAGGTTTAGAAGCTCCGGATAGCAATGCTATTACGTGGAACTTCATGCCTAATTGGTCGGACAACTTCACTATCGTAAAACCTGAGTTTAACCCTCTGACTCAGTTAGTGCCTTCTACGGGTGTAGGCGGATGATAGCTAAAAAAACGTATATTTCCCTCAGTTGTGAAGAACTGGGGGAAACTCGTTTATTCGATATTGAACACGCTGAGAGACTTTTGGGAATGGTTAATAATGGAGGGTGGCATATACCGGAGGACTCAGAATTTAAATTAAATGAAAATGGGAAAATCATTAGACGAAATAAGGGAGATATACAGACATCCGGAGGGGATCAGTCAAATAGCGAAAGCAAAGGAACACGAAGAAAGAATAGCGTTTCACGCACGGGTGAGAACGAGTGATGATCGTAATAAGCCAGTAATTGACTTTCTTTCTAAGGTTAAGACGTGGATAGCGAAAGATAAATATGATATTTTCCTATCTATGTTCCATTTCCCGGTTAAAACAAATGGTGTTACTTCTGAGATATTCGACAAACTGAGCCGTGTTTTCGATGGTAGGAATCCGGTTTATAACTATCAGTTTAAATCATCTGAGGATCGGGATGACTGGGAGTATTACCGAAAGGATGTTTTAAAAGAACCTTCGGTTTGGAGTACGGACGGTTGGGATAATTTCAAGCATAGAATTAACTCTGTTTTGGTCGTTGATATGCCGGAGGTACAGGTAGGAGAAAAACCGGAGCCGTATTTTTTTTGGTTGCCTATTGCAAACGTACTTTCTTATCGCACATGTGGGAAAGACTGTAATTTGATGGCTTATATCATGTACGTAACGGACGAAAATAAGATCGTCTATATTGATGAAGAACGTTATGTAAGATTTGATAAAACGAGGGAAAACGACTTGATTTTAGAGGTTGACAATATGCACGATTTGGGATATTGTCCGGCTCGTTTCTTTTGGTCTGACTCTATATCATTGAGTGAACCCGACATTAAAATAAGCCCTATAACGAGCGAACTCGACTCTTTCGACTGGTATCTTTATTATTCCACGGCAAAGAAGCATTTAGATTTATACGCATCTTATCCGATTTATTCTGGTTATGAACGTGATTGTCACTATGAGTCACACGATGGCAAAGAACGTTGCGATGATGGTTTTTTAAAGAACGAAAAAAACGAGTGGATCACAGGTGTAGACGGAAAACCGATGGCGTGTCCGATTTGTTCAAGCAAGCGGTTGCGGGGTGCAGGCTCTTATGTTGAGATACCCATACCGGACGAAATGCACAACGTCCCCGACTTGAAAAACCCGATCACTATGCTATCCGCTGATACCGGATCACTCGAATATAACGTAAACGAGGAAAAGAGGCTGAGAGAGGAACTTGTAAGATCGGTAACGGGTGGAGAAGGGGAATTAAATAGGTCTGAGGCTATTAACGAAAAGCAAGTTAAAGCGGGTTTTGAGTCCTTGACTACTAAACTAAACAGAATCAAACGAGGCTTCGAGGAAGCGCAAACGTTCGTAGACTCTACTATCTGTTTACTCCGTTATGGTGATAGCTTTGTTTCTTGCAATATTAACTACGGTACTGAATTCTATATCTATACACCGGAAGAGCTTTCAGAGCGTTATAAGATCATGAAGGAAACCGGAGCATCCGAGGCGGAACTTGATGCTCTGAGGCAACAGATAATAGAAACGGAGTACCGGAACGACCCTACACAGATGCAAAGGTTATTAATCCTTAACGAGATAGAGCCTTATTCACACTTAACGAGAGAAGAAGCGGTAAATCTGTATAAAGAAAACGTTATAAGTGAGGAAGATTTGCGAGTTAAATTAAACCTTCCTACATTTGTGCGTAGATTTGAAAGGGAGAACATGAATATCATTGAGTTCGGTTCTGCACTTGACTATAAAAAGAAAATTGAAATAATTATTAACACTTTAAAAAAGTACGCAAATGGTTTACAGAACGGATCAGTTAGATCAACTGAATGAAAGTAATTACGTTTGCCCGCAGGATGAAGTTAAATTGTATCACGTTATTCAAGAAGTGAAAGAGTTTAACCCGAAAACAGGGCAAAGAATCAGCGTCCCGGTGTTGCAAAAATACAAGCGAAAGACTTTTGAACTTGATATTTTGCCGAGACTGCCAAGATTGGGTTATACATTGAGAGTTGTTTTCGACCCGGTTAAATATGAATCTACAATTTCAGAGGCAAGACGAGCCGCACAACTGGCAGCGAGAGCCGAGGCAAAAATGAAGGCAGACGAAGAACTGAGAGAGCAAATTAGACGTGAAGAGGCTGCAAAACTTCGTGCGGAATTGAAGAAACAAAAAGAGAAAGGAGAAAAGTAATGTTAACAGTAGAATTGCTTAGGCAGAATAAAGCGTTATCGGAGCTATCGGATGAAGTTCTTAACGCTATTTCGGAGCTTTCAAAAAACGATGAAGCGCAGACGGTTGCGGCAAAGGTCAGAGAAACCGAAAACAATATTGCTACTCAAATGAAAGAGGCTTTTGGCATTGAAGGTGTAACCGATCTTGATTTGAAAACCGCAATTGAGTTTGGCAAAACAAAGATTTCTAAATCTGATACCTCAGCTTTTGAAAAGCAGATTAACGATCTGAAAGAAGAGCTAAAAGCGGAGAGAGCCAAAAAGGGAGGTGACCGGGATACAGATAAAATCAATCAGCTTACAGCCGAGCTAAACGACACCAAGCAAAAATTTGCTGAGTTGAACAACCAACTTTCAGAGAAAGAAAAGGAGTTTAACGGTAAGTTGAACGATTACAAGATCACTTCTTACATTTCAAGCGCAATGCAGGGGATGAAGTTTAAAAAAGATATTTCAGAGCCAGTTTTAAACGTTGTGAAGCAACAGGCGGTTAACTTGCTTAAAACTCAATTTTCACCCACTTTGCAAGGTGACGAAGGTTCTGAAAGTCTTATTTTCATGAAAGACGGTGTACCTTACAACAACCCTGCAAACAGTCTGAAACCGTTTACCGCATCAGAACTTCTGTCTCAACAGTTTGAACAGTTCGGTGTGCTTGACAAAGGTAGACAGGCTGGCGGTGCTGGAAGTTCCGGAGGCGGACAGGGTAACGGTAGCTTGCTTGATTTAAGCGGTTGCAAAACCAAAGTAGAGGCAAACAAGGTTGCGCAGGAGTATTTAGCTAAGAAAGGTTATACAAGCGAGTCGGAAGAGTATCAAACGGAGCTTGATAAAATTTGGGTTGAAAACAAGATCGCAGATTTGCCAACAGAATAACTAAAGAGGGGGTTAAACCCCTCACAATATAAACTTTAAAACAATAGATTTATGTCGTTAATTGCTACAAGAACACAGGAGTTTAGATTAAAGAACCCTAACATTGACAAAAACATGGCTCGCATGACCGAATGGGGTGCGTATGACTTCTTTTTGTCTCAAACAAATGCGATGGACTCAATGCTTTCCGATGAAACGAAGCGCAGAGCATTCGCATCTATGGGAAGCGATATTAAGATTCCCGTAATTGATTACGATAGAAGCGTAACAGTGTCAAACGCCCGCACATGCGTTATTGCAGATGCGGAGAATACTTCTCGTTTGATCGGTGTAACTTGGAAGACCTATGCTTTCGGTTTCACTATGACACCGAACATGTATTCAAACAACGAAATCGATTACCAACAGGACTGGAACAGAAAGCTACAAAAGCACATCCGTAAGTTCATGGATACCGTTGATAAGGATGCTATTGCGGCTTTGGAGGCAAACAAAACGCAAGTGTTCGGAAACTTGCTGTATTACACAAAAACGGGTAACGATGTACAGGTGAAATTCACTCAGCGCAACGACATCCTTAGCGATTTGCACCCGATGTTCCGTGCAAACGACTATTCCGGTCAACTTCATATCATTGGCGACACTGGTGTAGACTCAATGTTGCGTAAACTGGAACAGCACGGTTTGTACAATGACGTTAACAAACAGTTGGAGTATGCAAACAAAGTGTTCCATTTCACCAACAACATGACTTTAGAGTCGGAAAACTTCGCTCAGATGTATGCTGTTGAGTCGGGCAACGTTGGTTTGTTGACACGTGTAGACCGTGCAGCCTACAACAACACGAAGTCGGGCACGCATGAATTTGGAAAGGTTGTTCTTCCTTATTTCGGTAAAGAGGTTGGAACACACTACTACGAAGAAGTGGGCGATCAGTCAGAAATCGCAGGCGCAGCTACTGCCGATATGACTTGTGACGTTAAACATTTCTACGGTTTCTCAGTGGATATTGCTTTCGTTGTAGCGTTTAACTCTGATCCTTCAACGATCGCCAACCCGATTATGAAGATCGAAGTAAACAAAGAAAATTCGCAGTTTGGCGGTACTCCGGTATTTATTACCAATGCTAAACAGATCGGCGGAGGTTCTCCGGCTGGCGAATTATCGGTTAACCTTGCTAAAATCGGAGGTAGTCCGGTTGCTGAATCTGCTTTGAAAGTAGATTTGGATAAAGTCAAAGGTGCAGCGGTTTCGGCTACTGGTGGCGTAGTTGGTGTTAAAGTCAATGCGCAGGATGCAAATCTGAATGTTGAGGTGAAGAACTCCGATAGCGCACCTGTACCAACAAAAACTGTTAGCGGAGCGTAACGAGAAAGTAAACTAAGTATTAACAAAGGGAGGGGGACAAAATCCCTTCCCTTTTTTTATTTATAACCATGTACAGATTAAAGGATATACAAAAAGAACTTGCCACGCTCGTAGGATGGCGGCAGTCGTACGATAGAGACGCTAAGATAGACGAAAGTTTAACGGTGTCCGATAGTGGTGTTATGTTTCAAGACGTTCACCCGCTTGTGACGCTAAGAAACATTGACTCTATTATGCCACTTGATTACTATTTACGTTATCCGGAGTATCGGGATACCGACACTTATAAGCCGGGAGACAAAGTTGTTCACGGAAAAGACGTGTTAACGTTGCGTCCGGAAGTGTGGGAAGCAACAACGGAGAATGTAGGCGTAGAGCCTTCCGAGGGTGATAACTGGAAAAGATACAACCCACTAAGCGATTATTTGCGTGAATTGAACGAAAGAGCTATCACCAATACCGTTACTCGCTTCATTAATGAAAAGTTGATTGCAGGGGAAACAAAGACACTTTTGGAGCGTACAAACTTCTTCGATGGTTCGGGGAAGATAAATAACGAGATTGACCCTACCGATAGTATTGTAGGATATGAAATATTGCCAGTCCGTTCTATGGGGGTAACAACCAAGATCGAAAAGATAGGTTTGCAGTTTAACAAGCCGGGAAAGGTAAAACTTTACCTTATGCACACCTCACAGGTAGACCCGATTAAGACGTTTGATTTGAATTATACCAAAAATGGTTCTTATCAATGGTTTGATGTCGGTAACGATGTGTTACTCCCTTATATGTCTGAGGAAACCTCACCCGGTGGCTTGTGGTACTTGTGTTACGATCAAAAAGAATTGCCGTTGGGAATGTATGCTATAAACGTCTCTAAGGACTTTTCACGTGACCCGTGCGGTACTTGTAATATCGGAAGTGTGCAGGCGTGGAGAGAGCTAACAAAGTACATCAGAGTGTCGCCGTATAGAGTTGACTCTACGCAGTCGGAGGATGGTGTAAAGATGTGGAATATAGAAATGAACATGTATACGTCCGCAATCTGCTACGGTTTAAACGTTCAATTGTCGGTAGGATGTGATATAACCGACTTTATCATTCAGTCTAAGTATGCCTTCACGCATGCCGTTTCTCTGCAAATGGCTTCTTATGTGCTGCGAGAGCTTGCATTAAATCCGAACGTTCGGCAAAATGCCAATCAATTGAATATCGACCGTGAA